AAACGGCAATAAATATATTGGCTTACAAATGTTAGATAAGAGAGAACAAGACTTATAGTGGTTGATATTTACAATCAAGTAACCGATGTTCTTGAAGAAGCTGACTCTCTTGTTGGTGGTGAAAGAAAAATATCCTATGGTGCATTTGATAAAAACCATGAGGACATTGCAAAGATTTGGAGTGTCATTTTAAAAACACCAATAAGAGCTGACCAGGTAACTTTGTGCATGGCAGGTGTAAAGATCGCAAGAGCATCTAAACCTGATACTTACAATAGAGATAATTTTGTGGATGGTGCTGCATATCTCTCTATGACGAATGCACTACTTATGAAAAAGAATGGTGATTTATGAACACAGATTTAATTGAAAAAATATTGCGTAAAAAATATGGATGGGATCAATTTCCATTACCAATTATTCGTATTCCTAAACAAATAGAAAAAAAAGTTATTCAATTACTAGAATACAAAAAGGAAAAAAAGAAAGCATGACTCCAAGACAAAGTGAAGTATTAAAATTTGTAAATAGTTTTTGGGAGAAGAATGATTATTCACCATCGCTAGAAGAAATTGCAAGTGGTGTAAATATAAGTTCGGTTGCTAGTGTTTATCATTGTTGTAATAATCTTGAAAGACGAGGTTATATAACAAGATTAAAACACGCAAGGAGAAGCATTGAATTGACAGATAAGGGAAGAATAAATGCTAAAGACGGATTTAGAAACACAGGTTAAAGAATTAAAATCTAATTTACAATTTGCAAAAGATTTGTTGGAAAAGAAGATTAACGATAACTTTGATTTACGACAACAAATAATAAAATTAGAAAAGCAAATAGACTTACCTAAAAGCATTACGAAAAGTGAATCCTAGATATAGTTATTTTGAAAAGGGAAATCCGTTTAACGAATGGCATCGTACAGTTGATAACCTGGCTGCCGTAGATGTAGATTTGATGGAAGTATGCGATAAGTGTTATCAGCCATTATTATTAATTGAACACGCATACGATAAAGGTCAAACACATAAAACTTGTACGGCTGTGATGAAGTTGGCTAGGCAAAGCAAGATTCCTGCTATGCTGATATTCTATAAAGATATGAAAACTTTTAGAGTAAAAAAGCTCTATCCAAGATTAGAGAATGAAAGAACGGTACAAGCATCAACTTTAGTCAGATATTTACGAAAACTCCATAATTTGCACAAATGTTTCTAATAAATAAGCTTAAATTTAAGCGAGAATGAGGTTTAAGAAGGAGGTCTGTATGATTAGACCTCCATTAATTATTAGTAAATTGTAGCGATTAATTTAGTCATATCCTGCTGTGCAGTTGGATCAGCGAATGTTCCATAGCCATTTTGGGTAATAGTATCGTTATGACCTACTCTTAAAGCAATTGTTTTATCGCTAACTCCTGCTTTTTGCCATTCAGATATAACAAATCGTCTAAACATCTTTGTATCAACGATATTGCCATCAAGACCTATCTTTTCACATCTTTCTTGTAAAAATTGTCTGCTGTAATCGTAGCCAACATCAAACAGATAACCTGACTTTATAGACTTTTGTTCAGTATATTTATCAAAAAAATATTTTAATTTTTTTGGAATAGGTACAATTCTTTCACCTTTTCTAGCATCTGCAACACGAAGTTTAGCTGCTTTGGTAGGTGTAATTTTACCTGATTTTGTACTTCTTGAATTTCTAATAGTAATTGTAAGATTATTCCAATCAAAATCATTGTATGATAAACCTGCTGCTTCTCCCCACCGCATTCCTGTTGGATATTGGATAATAAATATAAATGATAATTCTTGGAATTTACGAGTAAATCCTTGTTCAGAATAATCTCCATATTCATCAGTATTTACAGCACTATTAAAAGTTTTTTCTAAACTTAATAATAGTTTTTTAGCTTCCTTGGGTGTCATTGCTCTTGGTTGATGCAATGGTCTATATTGAGTTGGTTTTTCTTTATACCTATGATGAGGTGAATTCATCCAATTCAATTGCTCTGCTTTTGACAGCATAGTATTTAGAAAATTTCTTACTCTTTTTGCTTTTGATTTAGTAAATTGATGTTTAGCAAACATATCATCTAAAAAATCAGAATACCATTCATGGGTAATTCTGTGCAAAGAAAAGTGATGTGCCTTATCTGTATCACCATCGCCTAGAATAAGAAAAAGTGATCTCCTAGAGTCTTTATACCTATTAACTGTATCAAGCTCTAAACCTTCTTGATCAAAAGGATCTAACTCCTTTAATTTTATTCTTTTATCCCATTCTTTTTCAAGTTTAATATTTACATCGCCAATAGTCTTTCCATCAGGAAAAACTTTATCAAGAAATTTTTTATTTTTATGTGTATTCTCTAGCCAATCAGTAGCTCTTTGCACAGCAACAAATCTTTTTTCGTGAATAAATTTCTTTTTTTTAGGATAATCATCGCCAGGATCTTGATAATCTACAACGACTTGATAAACCTTTTTACCACGAACTTTAACATTCCAAATCTTCATAACTACTCCTTTTAGTTACTCTACAAAAAAAAATAATGTAGAGTGAATGTAGAGTGAAAGTTACTATAAATTACAGATAATAACAATATAAAATAGTAATAAAGTGTATGGGAAATGCCAATATTTGTTGGTTTTTAAGGGAAAATAACGGTCTTGAAAACCGTTTTTGAGGTTGGAATTCTAGGAAAAAAAACTGCGTAGAGTGAGTTTAGAGTGAAAATTTAGATAAAGTTTGGCGGAGAGTGAGAGATTCGAACTCTCGATAGACTTGCATCTATGCTAGTTTTCAAGACTAGTGCATTCAACCACTCTGCCAACTCTCCCTAATACCTGGAGAGTCATAACATATAATTAGGTGGGAATAGAAGCTATTAATTGACAAGAAAACATTGCAGCCACATCTTTATCTTTAAATGGCTGATCAACGGTTTTTACAATCTTATCAACTAGCTCGTTGCAGGTTTCCCAATCCTCAATTTCTCTACCTATTTGTGCATTATATAAGCACAGATTAGTATTTTGTTGCACATTGAGAAAACATACAACGGCTATAATTTTAAACATTAGTAAGTAATTTTGTTCTTTTTAGATTTTTTTGATTTTTTAGATTTAGCTTTTTTCTTATCTTTCTTTTTACTTTTTGACGGTCTACCTCTCATAGAGCCATAAGTACCCATTCCCATTGGCATAATTAATCCTTTTGTTTATTGTTAATTAACAAGATTTATTCTTGTCAAACCTGTTATTACCTAAACCGCCTAGTTTTTTTGGCTATCTTTTTAGGTTGCTTGGAGTGTTGCTTTCCTTTTTTTGTATCTCTGCGTTTAGCTCTAGTGGTGGCTGCATACTCGGATGCTGTCATAGATTTAATGGCAGCTTCAGGTAAGTATCTCTCTCCTGTCTTGGAGCTTGGTTTACCTGATTTTGTTCTCCATTTTTGCTTTGTCCAGTTTTTAAGACTTCTTTGACTTTTTTTTAGTGCCATTTTTCTTTTTTAGTTTTTTAAAATCCGCAGCAGTAATCTTATCTCTTGGATGTGATATTCTTGCTATCTTCATTTGTTTTTTACTATACTTATTGTTTTTACCTTTAGGCATTACTTATATCCTCCACCTGCAGCTTTATACTGCTTGGCTAACATTTGTGCTTTTCGATTAAAGATGATCCCCCCTGCGTACAAGACACAGGGGAAATCACCGTCCAGACCATTGACCTGGTCTGCCACCTTTCGATCCTGCTTTTATTTTATTAAACAATCTTTTACGCATAGTAGGTTTTGTATAATTACCTGCTTCGTTTACTCGTGATTTTTTCTTTGTCATATCCACTCATCTTTCTCATAAGGACTATGCTTACAATAAAAACACATCCATTTATCACCAATACCAAGAACTAGATCAACTGGATCGCATCCTTCACATTGACGATTTCTTTTCTTTATATCCATCATTTTCTCACCACCATATAATTCTTGCGGTTTTTTTTCAGGAAATAAATCAAAATATTGTTCAGCTCTTTTTTTTCTTCTCGTTTCGCTTTTGGATAGCTTTAGATTTTTTTTTAGCATCTGCTTTTGAACTTGCACCCCATTTGCGTAGTGACAATAATAATCTTGTAGGTTTACCGTCTTTGTATTCAGCACCCTTCATGTTTCCCATTCTTGCTAGGAAACTTGCTCGTCTAGGATTATCACCAGACTTAACAGGTGGTTTTAAGTTTAGACCTTCTTTTCTTTTAAAATATTTACGACCTGCTGCTGTTAAACCACCAGTTTTACTTTTATGTTCTTTTCTCATTTATTTTTAAACTTCATTAGCTTATCAACTCCTCTGTACCCTATAGCACTAGACAATCCTGCAAAAAGTAGCCACATATACCATTCAGGTAATTCTTCTAAAACTTGAAAACCAGTTTTAATATGTTGTACTGCAGGAGGATAAAAAGCAAACAAACAAGGTAGTAACAAAATAGCTAATACTATTTCATCTTTATAAGAATTTTCTAAATTCTTTTGTGCCTGATTTTCCCACTTAATCTTCCCTTCAGCCATATCTTTTTTGTGTTTAATTTCAGCTTCTACTTCTTTAACTTTTAATTCTTGCTTGGCGGCTTTGTGCTTTGCAAAATTCTTTACTGAATCACCTACTACTCCAAGTAGTGGTTTTGCTAAAATCTGCCACATAATTAAAATATGTTGCTAATAATTATTATAACAATAATCACTCCAACTCCCATTAAGAATAGTTGAACTGATCTTTTTAATCCTGACCACATTTCTTTTATATTGTTCCACATATTATTTTCCTCTCATTACATCCGCTAGTGCTTTTGCACGATTGGGTGTTTGTTGATGCCATCGGCTATCCAACAGCTCGTCAGCACATTTATCCCACGCATGATCTTTTGCATGAGCTAAAGCATTTTTAAATTTTGAAACTCCATTAACTCCAAGTTGGAAGCTCATTTCTACAAAGACACCAAACTTTTCGTCTGGTAAGTCCATATCTTTGCAAAGTCTTGTTGCTCCTTCTAATGCAGTTTTAAAATCTACCTCAAAGAGTTGCATGATAAAATCATCATCATATTCTTTGTTAGGATCTATATTGTCTTTTTCTGTAACCAGGTGACCAATCCCAAAAGTTAATTTACCTAGTGAATCAGCATAACACTTATTTACTTTGCCTTCGTGTACGATAATTCTTTGTTTTAATTCTTCAATAAAATTCAAATCTATTTTTTCCATAATAATATAATATTTGCACTCCTAATTTTTTTTGTTCAGCCGTAGTTTTCCTATTAATTCTTTTACCTTTATGTTTACCTGTCAAACGCAAAGAAACTGTTTTAACATCTATGAGTAACACTTCATTCTTTTTCGGATGGACAGCCACTAAATCTACAGGGGAAGTTACACTTAAACGAAAAAAAACATAATATCCTTTATCGTTTAAATATTTTGCAGCAGCTAACTCAGAAGAAGTACCCTTCTGGTGTTTTTTATTCAAAATAGAAGATTACGAACTAATAATATAAGATTTGTAAATACAGCGAAACCAACTGTCCACATAATAGTTTGTATAGACTTGATAGATTTCTCAATATGATAAAGATGATTTTCTTTAATAACTGAAATATCTTTTTTTATTAAAGCAATTTCTTTATCAAGTTTATTGATTAACTCTTTATTTGTTTGTGCGGTTGTTTTTGCCATTTTATTCTTTCTTTTTAATGCCTTGACATTTTTCTCTAACATCCTTGAATTCATCTGGTAACTCTAAATCTTGATACCTGCCACAAAGTTTAAGCAGCTCTAGTTGTTGTTTTATTCGTTGGTTTTCTAGCAACAAAGATATATTTTCTTTTGTGCAAGTAGATTGTAATGGATAACTAAATCTTATTCCTATTTTACCACTATCAGCAAAATAATCTGAATTACTGTTCATTCGTTGATCGTAATCGTATCTATCAACTTCTGTGTAAACTTCTATTCTTCCTCTTTCACAACTAGCATAACCATCTAAATATTCATTAACTGCTTTAGTTTGGCTTGTAATACCAGAAACAATAAGTACAAAACATAACACCAAAAATAAAGATCGCATTAGTAACCACCGCTTAATTGTCTTTCTAAATCTTTCATGTCATACTTAAATTGTCGTATAGAGTCTGAGTTGGTTCTTACTATTTCTTCAATTGCTTGTAACTCTGAATGACTTGCTGTTTCATACATCAGCTTCTCCATTGCCTGACCTTTAGCTTCTATGCGACCAATCCAGGTTGTAAGCTCTGACATTTCTCTTACAAGTTCTTCTCTAGCAGATGTATAGTTTGCAGAATTTCTATTAGTTTTATCGGTATAAATATTATGTATGTTTTCTATATCTTGACGAAGCAACATAATTTCTTTTGTTGAATCATCTATTTGTGTTCGTAATTTATTGACATAGTTTATAGCTCCGTAAGATCCTGCAATGATAGATAAAACTACTGGTATTGATGCAATGTATTTTAACATTATTTTCTTTCTATAATTTTATAAATTTTTAATACACCTTCACTATCTGGTTTTAACTCTGCCTTAACTAAACCACATTCATAACGAATAACATTAGTTCTATTGTCAGCTAAATTTCTCTCACTTTCCCTTTTGATTTTAAGGCAATGAGATAAACCTTCTGTTTTCATAAAGCCATCCATAGATCCATTTACAATCATCATCATTGCAAAAACTGTTTCAACCACCATTTTGTCTGACCTTATCTTTTATATTCTCTATGCTTTCTAATGCTTTGTTCATGTCTGTTTGAAGTCTGGTTATATTTACTTTGTTGTGGCTCATATCTTCTAGTTGCTCTTGTATCTTTTCAACTTGACCACTTGTAAATTCTAGGAGCATATACAATTCTTGATTAACTGGAGTTTGCTCTGCCTTTTTTAAAAGGTCAGCTTCCATTAATTGTCTTGCAGTTTCTAATTGAGTTAGTCTGGTTGTTAGATCGCTATATCCTAGTATTCCAATTCCTATTGCCATAATTAATGCGATTAGATTTCGCATTGGCATACTTATCGCTGTATTGTCTGATATTTTCATCTACCACAAGTACACATTTCTTCGTTGCCACCGCAATCTTCACATTTAGGATTATAAAGCATCTAGTTCTTCTTGTGTTGGTTTAGGACAACCAATTACTGTTTCATTCCAACTATGAATGTAAGCACCAGTACCATCATCTTGTAATCTGTATTCATCTACTGACCAATTTGGTCTTTGATTATCAAAATCTATACCTTTACTAATAATATATTTTTTTACTTTTTCGTTTAACATTATCCTATTTTATACCCCCAAAAATGATTTTTATATTTTGCACTTTTTAAGACTGCTGAACTTCCTTTATTATGAAAAGCATAAACTTCAAAATAATCTCCTGCACTCATAGTATCTACAATTACATCACAAACTGAAGCTACTCGTCTAGATGTAGCACTGTAATCTGCTGAATGGAATGATTCTTTTTGACTGCCATTTTTATACCAAGTAAAAGTTGACCAAGGCACACTACTTGATGAAGCACCATCATAAGAACCCATAAATCCAATCACATAACGACCACCTTTTCCACTAGGAACTGTAAATCTTCCTGTACTTACATCATAAGCACTATCTGAATCATGGTCTTCAGCATTAAATATTATTTTAACATAAGTATCACTTGAAATACTTTGGTCTGAACTATCAATATAAGCAGAAAATGATGGTGTTAAAGATGAGTCAATACCAGTTAAATTAGCTCCATTTATTGCAGGTAAACTACCTGTTAAATTTCCTGCTGTAAGGGAAGTTAAATTTGCTCCGCTTATTGCAGGTAAAGTACCTTCTAATCCTAATGTTGCGTTTAATTTAATTTGTGCCATTAAGAGTTACTCCTTGCTTCTGCTTCATCATCTCTTACTTTTCTGTTTTTATAATCTGGTCTTGCTAAAACTAAATTAACAAAAGATGTCTGATCACTTGGAATAGGATCAGTAAAAGTAGGATCATCCATTAATTTTTGTGTCCATTCATTTCTAAATCTTTTCCAACAGTTATTAAGTTTACCATTCATTGCTTCTTGAATCCAAGTATCTATTCCTGCATTATCTGTATCATTGTATAAATCATTAGATAATATTTTTTGTTGTGTTTCTGTTAATGTAATACTTTTTGTATAATCAGCCATTTAAACCTCCTTTAAAGTTAATTGTTTCATTAGACCGCTAAAAATCCAGAGAACTGACTTCTATCTGAATAAAATTCTTGACTTCCATCTTCATAATTTCTAAA